ATTAAGGATATTGAAGATTTATTAAAAGGAGAATAAAATGAAAACCTTACAAGAACAATACAATTTAATTAACGAAGGTAAAGGTCGTAAAGATTTATTTATGAAGTCTGCTCGCAGACTATTTCCTAATCTTATAGATAACGTTACTCCTTATAACACCGCTGTTACTATTTTAAAAAATAGACAAGTTCTTTCTGAATCAACTAAAGTATTAGGTATTACAAATGTAGATCCTTTTGCTAGCTTTAATAGTTTCTTAAACGAAGAAGCTAAAGCAATAGAAAAAGCACCAACTAAAGAAGTAACTGACTTAGAAACAGCAGGCTACGACTATAAAAATCCTAGACTTATTGATAACGTTTATGGTGAAGCATTTTTATTAGGATATTATGCTGAAATGAAAGATCCTAAAAATGCTGAAAAATCAGTAGATGAGTTAAAGGAAATTGTAGCTAAAAACTTAGCTAAAGACAAAACTTACTACGCTACTAATCAAGCTTTTGGTATCAAAGGTATTGGATATAGTGTAGATCATCCTGGTTTAGGTCCTACCAAAGAAGTAAAGGGCAAATTTGCATCATCAGGTATGGAACCTGTAAAAATCAAAGAAAATATGATTAAATTAACAGACCTCCTTTCAGAGAACTACGGTTACGAAGTAGACGAAGCAGAAAACAAAGAAGAAAAAGAAGCTCACTATCGTGATGCTGAAAAAGATGATGCTGCTCATATTCGTGATTTAGAAGACGATATGAAGGATGACAAAAAGAAAGAAGACAAAATCAAAAAAGAAGATTTAATGTCTCGTCTCAAGGAAATTGAAACAGCAGGTAACGTAGCTGCTTTAGAAGCTAAAATGAATGCTATTGACGAAGAAGTAATGCACCGTCAAGCTAAATTAGATATGGTTTCTGAAAATGAAGCACTTGCTGAATTCATTAATCCTTCTCGTGTTAATGAAATTAAAAGAGAAATTAAAGAGCTTGAAAAAGCAAAAGCTAAGTATAAAAAATTATACGAAAAAGCTACAGGCTCTAAGAAAAAAGAAGTAGTAGACGAAGCAGACGAGACTGAAGAATAAGATGAAACAAGTCCTAGTTGAAACCCAACTATTTCAAGTTAACCCTATCCAGTTAACTGAAGGTTTAAAATCCCCCGCAGGTAATCCTATTGTCGAGGGGATTTTAGCTACTGCTGAAGTTAAGAATGGTAATGGTAGATATTATGCTAAAGACTTGTGGGAAAGAGAAATCGATAAATACATAGATGTTGTTAAAGAAAACAGAGCAACAGGCGAACTCGATCACCCAGATTCTTCTATTATCAACTTAAAAAACGTATCTCATATTATTCGCGAGTTATGGTGGGATGGAGATCACGTGGTAGGTAAAATTGAAATCCTACCTACAGCATCAGGTAATATCCTTAAAGCACTTATTGATAATAACGTTCAAGTAGGCGTATCTTCACGTGGTATGGGTTCTCTCAAGCAAGTGGGTGAAGTATTAGAGGTCCAAGATGATTTCGAGTTACTTTGTTGGGATTTTGTCTCAACCCCATCCAACCCAGGCTCATACATGCACTTAGTTAAAGAAGGTAAAGAATACCAAACCAACAGATATAGTAAAGTAAATTCCCTTGTCACTGAAATTTTATGTGCCAACGGAACTTGCCCAATTATTTAAGAAGCCTGCTACCTTAGGCAAACACCCCCCGTTGGATAGTATCCCTCGGCCTAAGCCCGCGAAAGCGGGCTTTTCTTTTTCTTTTTGTTTTTAAAGAATCTTCATATATGTATATTAGAATATGCTATCTATTATATAGCATCAAGTGTAGTATAATTCTTATTAAGGTTCCTAATAACCTTAACCCCCAAACAAAAATTTTGAGGAAAATGGCAAACAGAGACTTGCTTAAAGAAGCAATCGCTGACGCAAAGGCACTTAAAGAAACTGCCATTGCTAACGCAAAAGCTGCTTTAGAAGAGGCTTTCGAACCAAGATTGAAGTCAATGCTTTCAGCAAAACTTCAGGAAATGGAAGAAGAAGAACTCGACGAAGTAGTTAACGAAGCAGACAGCGAAGAAGTTGACGAGGCCATGTCTAATCCAGTAATGCGCAAAGGCGAAAAAGGCGACGACAAGGAAGAAAAGCGTACTGAAAAAATGAAGTACGGTAAAGACCTTGCTGAAGCTGAAGACTTGGATGAAGAGATGGATCTTGACGAAATCTTAGCTGAACTCGATGAAGAAATGGGAAAAGACAAAGACATGAACGAAGCTGAAGAAGCCGAGGAAGAAGTTGATGTTGACGTTGACGCTGAAGAAGAAACTGAAGGCGAAGATGAAGACGAAGATATCGACCTTGAAGAAATGTCAGAGGATGATCTTAAATCTTTTATTGAGGACGTAATTAAAGACATGGTTGAAGCTGGTGAATTAGAAGCTGGTGAAGAATTTGAAGTTGAAGACGAAGAGTCGGATGAAGAAGAAATCGACATCGATGTAGAAGATGAAACAGAAGAAATCATGGAAGGTGAAAAAGAAGAAATGGAAGAAGGAATCGGAAGCGCACTTAAAGCTGCATGGAACGACCCAGAAGTACTTGGTAAACTTATTACTGTAGACGGTGAAAAAATGTCATTGAAGGATTTCTTGAAAATGGCAGGTTCAGGCGCTACAGCAGGTATGGCTAAATCAGGAGCTGGTAAAACTTCATCAGTAGGTGAAGCTGAAGAAATGGACGAAGTAAAGAAAGAAATTGAAGAATTGAAAGCTGAACTTCACGAAGTTAATCTTCTTAACGCCAAACTTCTTTACACTAACAAAATCTTTAGAGCTAAAAACTTGATGGAATCCCAAAAAGTTAAAGTTCTAGAAGCATTTGACAAGGCATCATCCGTTAAGGAAGTTAAGCTTGTTTACGAAACTCTAAACGAGGGCATTAAAGAAAAAGCTCCAATTAGAGAAAACTTAGGCAGCGCCTCAAAACCAGCAGGCGTTGCGCCAAAACAGGTAATTGTTGAAGTTGATTCACAAGTAGCTAGATGGCAAAAATTAGCTGGTATTAAATAAACCAAAACTCGATATTTAAAATGTCACAAATTCAATCTCTTTTAGAGTCTGCTGGTCAAGGTTGGAAAAACCTTCAGTCAGACGCAGCTAAATTAGCTGCTAAGTGGGAGAAGACAGGTTTGTTAGAAGGCCTCAAGTCTGAGGTTGAGAGAAACAACATGTCTTTAATTCTTGAAAACCAAGCTAAGCAATTAGTTGTTGAGGTTTCTCAAGACAATGGTGGTACTGCCTCATTCACAGCCGGAACTGGTGCTAACTGGGCTGGTATCGCTCTTCCATTGGTACGTAAGGTATTTGGTCAAATCGCTGCTAAAGAATTCGTTTCTGTACAGCCAATGAACCTTCCTTCAGGTCTTGTATTCTACCTTGATTTCCAATACGGTAACACTAAGGATTCAGGTAACGGTACAAATCCTAACACTTACACTGCTGGTCAGTCACTTTACGGTGCTCAAGGATCTGCTCAGTACCCATTCTCAACTACTGATACTTCTGGTGGTTTCTATGGTCCTGGTAGATTTGCTTACTCATTAGCTACTCAAAGCAACGCTGCTATTACCTTCACTGCTGCTACAGCATCTTGGAAAGAAGTAGGCTTCGATTCAGATCTTTCAGCTTCTGTTGCTGCTAACGAAATCGTTAAAGTAACTATCACTAGCGGTAACCTTCCTGCTGCCACTAACATCAATGGCTTCTCAATGGGTGTTGATACAGAAGCAGTTAGAGGTTTCTCTTTCATTTCTGAATCTGCTGTATTTGGTCAAGTTAACGCTTACAACTACAAGACTTCAACTGGTGGTGTTGTATTGTTCGTATCTGCCTCTGAAGGTGGTGTAACAGCTGCTGCTGACGGTACATTGTTCTACTTCTTACAACCAACTCAAAACAATGGTGGTGACTTAGAGAACACTACTCAAATCCCAGAAATCAACATCAAGATGCGTTCTGAAGCTATCGTAGCTAAGACTCGCAAACTTAAGGCTGTTTGGACTCCTGAATTCGCTCAAGACTTGAACGCTTACCAAGCTCTTGACGCTGAAGCAGAAGTAACAAACATCATGTCTGAGCACATTTCATTGGAAATCGATTCTGAAATCCTCGCGATGTTGATCCAAGACGCTGCTGCTGGTACAGAGTACTGGTCAGTTCAAAACAACCGCTTCTACGTATCTGGT